CAGACGTCTAGGATACAGGACAAGTACATTGGGACTAGGTAAGATACATGTAGCCTGGGGAACTAAAAAGACCCCCAAGAAGAAGGCACCCGCGAATCCACTGGGAAGACCAGAAGAAGATGATCTCAACGGTCTTGCAAATCTCAAGAAAACTGCGGATGCACTTCGTAAAAAATATCAACGCCCATCGTAAATGGATTACATAAAACATGCGAGCGAGCGGATCACGAAAGGAATCACTCCGGTCATACGTGATTTTTTATTGGATTCGTATGAAAATAGTGACAAGTACCTCGAGGAAGACCAGACAAAACAGGATCCGGGTGGAAAGTCACTCCTCAAGTTTCAAAAAGTACTCCAGAAGGTCCCGCTTTGGATTCCTGGACCCCAAATGAATAAACATATAGAAGAGGTTGAAAAGCATATCAAGAACTTTGAGCAAGTCTTGGCGTCCCTGTTTGTGGCCTATGCAAAAATGATTATAAATGCCATACGGATTACTTCAAAGAAGAAGAGTCTCAATGTAAAGATACCTACAAAGGGAGAATTTATTCACCAGTGTTTCATAAACGTGGCCCATAATCTGTACGAGAATCCATTTGTCATGAAGGTCCACGATGATACTGAAAAGTCCAGGGAGCTTACGGAGCGAATCAATACTTGCCTCCAAGAAACAATTAGTGATATGGTTCCTTTGCCCGAGATTCTCCAGGAACACATTCCAATGTCAGGCGGATCAATCAATTTTGGAGGGGACGATGCGGATGAAGTCGGGGAGGAACTTGCCCCACCAACAGCCGAAGAAATGGCGAAAGAGGAAGGTGTTACTCCGAGCCCTATTACAGAGTCGCCTTTCCCACAAGGCCCTGCAGTCCAACCGGTCGTAACTGAATCCAAAGAAATTTCAGTGGACTCGGGTGAACTTTTTTCGGATGCTCCGGAACAAAAACCCACGTCTAAAGTAAATGGAGAAGTGGTTGAGTAAAGCAGGCCCAGCTGCCATATTTGCGGCACTCATTACAGCAATGGCAATATATGTAACTCGCCCATCGAATGAAAAGGGTGAAAAGAAACACATGAAAAACTCAGAGATTGCGAAACCGGCACTGTTTGTGGGCATTCTAGTGTACTTTATAGTCTACAATGGAACTGGATCAAAGTTCGAACAGATATCTAAGGAGCCCTTTTAAAGACGTGATTCTCGTATCTACTAGAAATGACCACTGTAAAAGCATTCAATGACATGATGGACCAGTTTTTGACTGAGCTCAACCTTACATTCCCGGAGAACAAGGCTGTTATTAAATTTCAGGCTTCTTTCGAGGTTGTAAAGGCGACGAAACCATCTGCTGTACTTGAGAATTTCATGGGTACGGTCAAGCCATTCAGTAAAAAAATCATGTCTCGGGACGATACCTTCATCACAGAGGATGCGAGTACTATCGGTGCAATTGCTGATATAGACCTGAAGAGTATATGGGCCAAGTCATCCGATGCCACGAAAGACGCAATCTGGCAGTACCTTTACACTTTGGTGGTACTCGGAACGACGATCAGTTCATTCCCCAAAGAGACTCTTGATATGATTGAGAAGATGGCTGAGAGTTGTGCGGCCCAGATGCAGGAGGGGGGAGGTGCTGATATTATGTCACTTATGAGTATGATGAACAATTTCTCTACTAACACTAAAAAGGATGGACCTGACCGAATTATTTAACTCAGACAAGGTTCTTATGTTTTGGCCCTCACAGAATCAGTCAGCAAAGGAAAGAGTATACGCGACGACCCGTTTCATTCTGTACCTTTCTTGCATACTTTACATTATAAGACGTGACGTCCGTATACTCATAATGGGTACTGTACTTATTTTTATTCTGTATCTGATGTATAAAAATGGCATGATTAAAGAAGGTCGCAGCAAGTACTCAACTGGTACTACAGGGACTATTAAGAACCCTATGGCAAACGCAGAATACGGCAAGGAAACTACGCAGACAACGGAGCCAGTTGATTCAAAGTCCGCATGGGATTCATTGCACCCATTCCAAGAAGGTCGTTGGTTCGCTGAGCACAATTTTTACACGGTTCCAAGAAATTCAGGGGAGGCTTTTTTGAAAAAAACGTACCCACAGATGTTTAAGCCTGTGTGCAGAGATACCGATGGTTCTGCTTGTGATTTAGAGTCTTCACAGGGACGCGGTCCAGAGATGGTCCAGTCACATGGGGCTCGCTACAATAAAAGTATAAGCACTTATTAAATGAGCTCAATCGAAGATCTAGTGATGGTAGAGGATACTCTTAGACCCCAGTCTACTACTGGGTACTACAGAGCGTGGCAGGCCGAGCCGTTTGATTTTCCCAATGAGTACATAACCGCCCCGTTTCCGGTAAAGACAGATGACCCTATCAGTACATATGCAATCGATAGAAATATCCGATTCAGTCAGAGATATTCTAATACAAAAAATGTTGTCTGATTGTAAATGGATCCATGGTCTATAGCAGCTGTGGTCGGACTTATCTTTGCCGGAAAAAAATTCAGTAGCGATGAAGATCCTGCCGGAAACCGTAATGAACTCAAGGGGGCTGATAAGCCCGGTAACCCTTACAGAAATCCTAGAGATCACGCAGTAGATTTCATGGACCCTTTAAATGTTACACCCGATATAGGAAGACCAATCGGCGACATTCGACTCAAGCCAAAAAATGAAATAGGGTCGCTCCAAGATGTTCGTCCGGGACTTCCATTTGGAATGCCTGTATACACGGCATATAACCGCGAAAACATTTCAAATAAAATGAATAACCTGAACCCAGGTGGTATGCCAGTTCACGTCGGTCCAGGTCTCGGCGTGGGTTCGAACGTATCTGCGGTTGGTGGGTTCCAGCAATTTTTCCGCATTTTGCCAAATAATCCCAATGATGAGCGTCTCGTACAACTCAAGGGGACTATGGGTGGTCCTGTAGACTCAGTTGTTAAGAATGGCGGAACAGTCATGGGAGACCTGACCCAATTCCCTCACAAGACTTATACTCACGACCCAGTTCAGTCTAGGGCCGGTGGACAGGGGGGCGTTTTAACAGGACCAGAGTCTCGTCCGGAATTTACCAAGACTTTGCGTAAAACTATTCGCGACCAGACTGGAAGCCGCGAAGGTGACAATCTTGAGTTTGGGGTCGCTAGATATAACGTCCCCCAGGCTTTTGGTGATATGGGTGGGGCCCGTAAACTTTCTCGTAGTACTGACAATCGTAGTAACCCTGATAGAGCAGCAACTGGAGGGAGAATGAACGTGACTGGGGATCCAGAGAGCCGTATAGGTCTTACATCAAATCTGCGTAGAGACTTGCCTACTGATCCAATGGGGCCTCCTGCACCTGGACCAGTTATACAGCAGAGATATGTTGACGCAATGTACTATGACCTCAATGAGCTCAAGTCACAGAAGAACCCGACAACGGAACGTCTATCAATAGCCAAGGAGGTTCTGGTGAACAATCCGTACGCAATTTCTCTGAGTACATAAAATGAAGCCAGCTGCAGTCGGAATAATTGTCGCAATCACAGTCTACGCACTTACCAAAGATTGGAAGGTCACTCTCATAGTGACGATAGTTCACATGTTGGCCCACAAGATTGAGCTAGCGTGAAATCCCTCCAGACTTTACTATAAAAAGACCCATAATAATAAATAAAAGGCCGATGTATTGATTCGGTGTATTTAATTTTTCGCCCAAAATTAAATATGCTGCCACTGACTCTATGAGGGCCGAAGCTCCGTCCCACATTCCGTTTACGTAAAGAATGTTTCCTTGTTTGAGACTCTTTATCAAGAAATAAATGACCGCAATGTAACCAGCTGAACCAGCTACAAGATTACCGGTACCACCTACTCGAGCAAAATCTTTGTATTTAAAGTCGCCGAATACTTCCGCCAGACTCATTAGCAATATATTCGCGACACTCATCCTTGTTAAACGGGCCAGAAAATAATCTAGTTATTAATTAAACATGTCTGGTGGAATTACTCAGTTGGTCGCTACCGGCGTTCAGGACATGTACTTGTCAGGGAACCCAGAGATTTCATTCTTCCGTAGTTCTTACAAAAGGTACACCCACTTTGCCGCGAATGTCGAACGTCAGCTCATTCAAGGTAATCCGAGCCCCTCAGGTGTGTCTACTATCCGCTTCGAGAAGAAGGGCGACCTTCTCAGCCACGTGTACCTGACTGCACTTGATACAAATATTGCAAGCAACGTAAATGTAAACTGGTCCAATGTCATCTCCAAACTCGAGCTCATGATTGGTGGCCAGGTTATTGATACTCAGGATTTCACG